TCAAATCCGTCTCCGTAAATCGCTCGACAGTCCTCAATAGCTGTTTGAACGTCTTTTTCAAAATGTTGCTTAACTGAGTCCATCGGTACGGTATCGCCTTCCACAAATCCATATTCTGCGTCTCCCGGCACGATCTTATGCCCTATGCCACAAGTCAAAAATCCTAAACTGCATTTATAGATCAGAGACTCGCCCTCGTCGTTTGTGACAAGTCCCTCGTCTGATTTAATCTCTTCGTAAAGTTGATCTAAGTTAACGCCCATAGTGTTTCCCTAATACATAACCAACAATAAAACCAACTGCAATTAAGATTTCCATTATTTCTACTTCTTCGGAAACGCAGACGAAAAGCCAAAATAGGCTGCGATCAGCCCTGAGACGGATATGTAATACACGCTTGCAATGTCAGCAAGCATCTTAGCTCCGTTATCCAATTGTAAAAAACTGGTCAGCACAATCAACGGCCCATACAACAACATTCCGGCCAAAGCGTAATAACACATTTTCCTTTGTGCGTCGTCTTTTTGATCTTTGTTTCGGAGTAGTTCTAGTCTGATCTCTCTCTCACTTTCCTCAAACTCTTTTTGAGAAATGACGTTATCTCCGTTTGTATCTAGCTTTTCAAGCTCGCTGTTTGACTCAACTGTTTTATTCATTTCTCTCGACTTACCTTCTGAGTCTTCTCAACTGTTCGCATGGCTCCGAGTCCTAACATACCTAATAATACTGGCATCATTGCCGACATATCTAAACTAGGAACCTCGACTCCCATCTCTGCTAACAGTAAAACAAAGTTAGCCATTGGTATGAGAATGTAATTAGAGAGTAAAGCAATACAGCAAGTCCATCCCACGGCAGGGCGCCATCCGCTAACGAACATGCTCTTGCTTGCAGCTTCTACCTTGTTTACTTCTAGCTGACCCTTTGCAAGCTCTTGAGCGTGTCGCTCTGACATCGTTGCGATCTCATGCGCTAGAGCATTTTTTTGATCTTTGTCTTCTATAAATTTATCAAGCAAGCCTGTTACTGGCCCAACTAAAGAAGTTATCAAACTCATGTTTAGTCTCCACAAAAACAAGGAATTGAGGGATCGTCATCAAAATCGAATAACTGCCCTTGATCGGTTGCTATTATTTGCATTTGTTCATAACTACCGTGGCTCCTGTTAAAAACGTCAACTTTGTCTTTTTTTTCAATGTCTACCCACCATTGTGCCAAATCAGGACGCTCTCGCATGATTGACAGTTTTTTTGACTTGCTTTTTAAAAAACACAAATCGCAGTTTCCCCAATCGGTTACACCTTTGTTATTTGGCAAATTCAAATCAAAATTTTGTGTTTCCCAAAATTCAAAAACGTCTTGCTTACTTTCTCCAGAAACATACATTGGGCAGTAATTCTCTTGTCCTTCTTTTATTTTTCCATGTATCTTAGCGACTCGCATTGGCTCATCGGCTCGCAAACCAATTAAACACAAAAAAGGCAGATCAAAATTTTCATCAATTAAATAACGCTTCATTGTGTTAATTTTTAGTTGTCCAGTACACCATCTGTGTCGAGGGTCAGGCAACATACCCACATCTTGAATTACTCTGGTGAATGGCTCTCCGTTTCTTGAGGCTGTTTTGTGATTGACCACTTTGTATGAATATTCGTAAACACTTTTTTTTTCTTCTTTGGGTTTTAATGATCTCCCTGCATACTCAAGCCAAACAATGTCCACGCCCCAATGGTCTGAACACGCTTGAACAAAGTCGAGCGTTTCTGGCATCTCTTTTCCTGTGTTGGCAAAAGTGACTCTTACGTCATCAGGTAGTTTCCCATCATGCGCTTCTAAAATCTTGTAGAGCATATAGGCAGAAGTTCGACCACCGCTAAAAGAAATTGCTGCGGGTTCGTTAATAAAATAAGGGTTGAACTTTCTTTCAGTCGCAACGCTCATGCAGCTTCCTCCCTTTCTTTTAAGGCTTGTCGGTAGTAAAGAATCTTATCTATTAACCACTGACGATCCCACTTCCAAGTCTTCGTGGATTCTCGTTTGAGGTTTTCTACTGCCTCGTCTCCTATTTGAAGTCTTAGCTTTCTTTCATACTCCACAGGCTTTCCATGGTGGTACTCATTACACGCACTACATTGAGTTCTAACATTGTCTTCATCGTATTTTACTGGAGAGTACGTCCGGGGAATAAAGTGTCCTGCCTGTCTGTCTCTACCTTCACAACGCTTGCCACACGTAAAGCACTCTGAACCATAGACTGCTTTTATGTAACTAGCAAAGATAGGCCATAAAGTATTTTGGAGTTGAGGAACCGTTTTCTTTTTTAAATCTTGCGGCCCTTTTCTTCCTCTCATGTTTCTGGAACCCAACTTGGAGCCTTCCAGTATTTAGCTACAAGCTCCTGTTCTCTCCTGAGTCCTCGGAGATGACGTTCCTGCTTGTTGACTCGTTTGCCATAACAAAAGTCGCACCAATGCTCATCGAAGTCGAGGGTCATCTTGTGTTTATTATCACACGCTTGATTAGCGCATTTCTTTTTAAAAAACATTAGCTTACTCCCTCTTTAGATTTTACTCCTTCCAGTTGGAGATTCAAGTCTGTTGCAGCCCACGCCTCTACCTTAGAGAGAAGAGCGTTCATAGAGATAAAATTATTTTTTCTGTCATACTCGTTTAAATCAAAGTCCATTTGTTTGTATTGATGACTTCGCATGGCAATGACCCTTTCTTTGAGTCCCGGTACTTTGACTGTCTTCGTGTTGCCCAACTCTAAAAGAATCAACTCTTTTACTGTATCGTGACTTACAGCGACCCCTGAGTCTTGAAGGTGGTCAGCAATGACCCGACTCCATTTGTGAAGGCAGTCATTCTGTTCAAGCGACCGTTTCAAGTTCAGTCGCCTTGTAATTAGAGAAAACCCATTTTTTGTTTTTTAGACGTAAGTGATAAAACTCTTCTCCGTTCTCACAAATGTCCTCGTGTCTCCGGGTAAAGTTATAGCTATCGCATTTATCGCACCATGTCTCTTCTTTGATAGCTGATATCCTTGCGAATTGAGATGCTCTCTTGTAATTGTCTTCCCAACATCTCTGATTCAACCAAGTGGCAGGGTTCTTGATGAACTTACCCTCTAACCAGTCTGAATCAGTTTTAAGGCGTTGTGGAAGGTGGTCTAAAATAAGCTCATGCTCTGCTTTTGTGTACTTTTTCCAACTTGCAAAGGCGGCTCCCTTTCCTGTTTGTTTAGGGTAAAGGCTCCAAAAGTGTTCAAAGTTTTGACTATATTCCATTTTTTTCTCCCAATAACCATCTAACCGACGAGCGATTTTTTAAAATCTTGACGGAGGAAACAAAGATACTGAATAGCGAGTCTCTAACAAGCGTATTTATCCATTTACCTTGTTCGGCTTTGTCCTGATGGTGCGCAGGGTTATCGGTTTTTTTCTTCCGACACTTGCCGTCTTTATTTCCTTTTTCTGCCTAAATTCAAAGACTTACCAGATAGATACTCGTACAACCTTTCTATCTTTAAAACGCCCGGATCATCCCAATAATCATTTTTCAAATGATAGAGCCACCTTTCTTTAAGTTTGCAATCCTTTGCAATCTTCGGAAGAGGCTTCGGACTTTCCTTCAACAATTCTATCGTCTTCTCTTTTAGCATCCTGACATCATAACCATTTTTTCTTTGTATTCAACTACAGTTGATAATTTATTTTGGATATGCATAATAATGCAGATCAATGGAGAAAACAAATGACAAATGATGAACTTGTTTTAGAAAGCAAACGGATTAAGAGAGATGAATATAGCTTGTGGTTTGAATTTATCAACGCTGAAGATGGTTTAGTCGAAACCATTAAAGAGGCTGTTGATGACAAATCTAAGAGCGACAATCCTCTCCAACTTCTTGAAAGCATCCTTGAAGACTACGAGCACTGGAAAGATGACACAAAGTTTGAAGCAGAGTCGCACGATCTTTCAGTAGGAAATGATTGTTCTGAGGCTTTAAGAATTGTAAGGGAGCATAATTTATGAGTCTCAAGAACCTAAGCATCTTAGCAGCGATTCTGTTGGCTCTTGGATTGATCGGGAATCAGGACTATCAAGACGAGCTAATCGAAGAACAACAGTATTTTAAAGACGTCTGTTCGGGCATTCATCCAGACTACAAAAACCTTCAACCTAAATGTTTAAACAAGGGGAACTAATATGAGTACACTTTTTAAAAGATTAAACGCAATTGATTGCAGTAAACACGTTGAGAAGAAAGGGAAGTTTAGTTATCTCTCTTGGGCTTGGGCATGGCAAATGTTGAAAGAACATTGCCCTGATGCCACCTTTGAAAAGCACACCTTCCTCAACAATGAAGGCTCCTATCTTCCTTACATGAGAGACTTGGACGGTTACGCCTTTGTACAGACAAGCGTAACAGCGGATGGGATAACGCTAACAGAGACATTTCCAGTTCTAAACAACGTCAATAAATCAATTCAAAAACCGAAGTCTTTTGAGGTAAACACGGCATTACAAAGATGCCTCACGAAAACAATTGCCTTCCACGGTTTAGGACTTTACATCTATGCCGGGGAAGACTTGCCAGAAGAGGCAAGGGAAAACACTGTCGAAAAGGAAAAGACAAAAGAACAAATAAATAACATTGGCACAATGCCAAAGCAAGAAGTGAAAGAGAGTGGGGTCATAGCCAAAGCTCTTGAAGCAAAAATAGTTTTTCCTAAAACGATTGAGAACTGGCGCAACGAGAAGATGACTGACGTACAGATAGAGGAAAAGCTAAAAAGACACCTTGATCAAGCAACTAAAAAGGCTGTCACCAATGAAGAATAAACGAGTCTTTCTTGAGCAAGGTTCTGCCGAGTGGTTGAAGTGGCGTGAGTTACTCCGAACCGCCTCAGAGACTCCCACTGTTATGAACGTCAATCCTCATCAATCGCAAAACGCTTTGAGAAAGCAGAAGGCAGACAAGAAACCCACTTTCGTCAACGAGGCGATGGTCAGAGGGTCGAATATGGAGCCTATTGCGAGGGCAGCCGTAGGGGAGGAGCTTGGAATACATTTAGAGCCACGTTGCTATGAAATGGGGCTTTTTGGAGCCTCTCTGGACGCTTTTGGCGAGTTGGAAGGGGTAGACATCATCGTAGAGATAAAATGTCCCTCAAGCTCTTCTAGTGCGTACTGGAGCGATTTGGACGAAAAGCACCCTACATTTTGGCAATTAGTGCATCAAAAACTATGCTCCGGGGCCAAAAGGACGTTTTTGTACACTTATGACGAGGATAGAACCCGACTTCAAGAGTGTCACATTACTGAGGATCATTTTACCCAACTCATAGAAGCGTGGAACAAGTTTGAATCTGAGCGAACAGATGAGGCTTTTAGGGAGATTGCAAAGGAGTACAAGAGCCTCAAAAGAATAGAGAAGCAAATCAAAGAGGAATTAGATGAAATCAGCAAAACCTTAAAGAAGCAGGGCGAGTGCTTTGGCTTTGGAGTGACAGTTAAAACTGTTCAAAAAAAAGGATCTCTCAATCTTAAAAAGTTGGAGGAGGAAGATCCGAATCTTTATAAGCAGCTCGAACCTTATTTTTCCAAGTCATCGAGTTATAAAAAAATCAATATAACGGAGACAAACTGATGCTTGCAGAACGAGGTGAAGATTTTAAAAAAAACGTGATTGGTATCATCTATGCAGATGGCAAAGACGGAGGAACACAACTATTTTTAGATTCAGTCTTTTTAATGCGTCCGTCTGAAATAACTGCTGATGTACTGGCCGATCTGAGTTTTGAGATAAGAATGATGTCTAAAGACATATATGATCTAGCTGTGGAGAAAGGAAAAAAGGAGCGTAAAGATGTCAGTGAATAAAGTGATTTTAGTTGGGAATCTTGGCAGGGATCCAGATATCAAATACTGGGAGGATGGTACTAAGACCATGACCATCAGCCTTGCTACTTCAGACAAGTGGAAAACTCCTCAAGGTGAAAGAAAAGAACAAACAGAATGGCACAAAGTAGAGTTCAGAGGGGCAATAGCCGAGGTAGCTGACACTCTCAAGAAAGGCTCAAAGATATATGTCGAGGGAAAGATTCAGTATCGAGAATGGGAGAAAGATGGAGAGAGGAGATTTTCGACAATCATCAAAGCCTACAACTTCCAATTCCTGTCACCAAAAGATGAACCATTTGTAGACGATAGTATACCATTCTAGGAGGTAGCATTAATGATAGAAACATTTATTTATCATTTAGAAGTTGATGGATT